CCCGAGAGTGTAATGCCTCGAAGGGCGTTTGTGAATGCTGTGTACAAGTACACCACATATCCCGAGATTAGCGACTGCATCGGTGTAGACCGGGCTACTTCATACCACTATCGTAAGACCCACGATGGTAATATGATTTATCAGGACTACCGCGACCTTTATGCTGATGCGGTGCTATGCACCAACAAGTTCATCAAGGGTGACCTGCTTGATTCGGACACGGCAATCTTTGAAGACCTACAACGACTGCGCGATGAGGTGGCTATGCTGCGAGGCAAACTGCTGAAACTAAAAGAAATTGTAGGGAAACAAGTGGAATTGTTTGTGGATTAGAAATCTTTTATTATCTTTGACTAAACTTAACTAACTAACTATGAGTTCATACAAGTTTAAAACTACCAATATCAAGGGCAAGGAGTACGTTGAGGTCAATCAGCGTGTCAAGGCTCTTCGTACCATCAAAGAATTTGCTGGCTACGGAATCCATACTGAACTTCTGCATCTCGACCCCGAGTCTTGCGTAGTTCGTGCAAGCATCATTAACGCCGAAGGCGTAGTGGTTGCCCAAGGTATGGCGCAAGAGGATAAGGCTTCGAGCCGAATCAACCAAACGTCATACGTTGAGAACTGCGAAACTTCTGCCGTGGGTCGTGCCCTTGGATTCCTCGGAATCGGCATCGACACCTCCATCGCAACTGCTGATGAGGTTGATATGGCTATCAAGAAGCAGGATTTGCCCTCTCAGCCATCTTCTAAGCGTGAGTTGACCCAAGATATCATCGACTCTATGAAAGAGGCTGTAAAGGGCGGAAAAGCGGCTCACGTTAAGTCTGCGCTTGAAGGCAAGTACACCTACACGAAAGAACAATACGAAGAGATTTTCGGATGAGTGATTTCGAAGAAGGCAACGAAGAAGAGTTCGTGAACCACCTAAGCGTTACAATGACCAATGGTAAGTTCTTTACCATTCGCTTCGACAAAGAAGAAGGCAGTGATGTGGTTGATGTATTCCAAGTCTTCGATGAGGATAATCAGATTTACCTGATGTCTATGGCTAAAGAACATTTGGTGGAGATGATTTACCAATTTGAAAATATGCTGAATGACTGAGGATATCTTCAAGAGCGATGAGGCGTACTATGCGGACAGGGAGCATTTGTCCAATAGTGCGCTGAAACTCCTCCGCGAGTCTCCAACCAAGTTCCACCTATGGCGGACTGGTAAATGGAAACAACCTGATACCTCTGCGTTCGATATGGGCAAGGCAGTACATTCTATTATCCTTGAGGGTATCGATAGCGCAGTTGTGTGCGAGGTGCGGAAAGACCAAAGAACTAAGGCGTACCAAGAGTTTATGGAGAAGAACGAGGGCAAGTTAATCTTGTCTCAGTCCGAATACAGAGACTACCTTGGGATGAGCGAACGCCTACAAAATAATTCGGAGGTTCAAGCGTTAATGCTGGGAGGTCGCTCTGAAGTTCCTCAAGTCGGAACATACAAGGGACACAAGTTCAAGGGCAAAGCGGATATGCTCGTTGAGAAGTGGGATGATGACTACATCGTAGACCTGAAGACCACCGCCAAGAGCATTGATGACTTCAAGAAATCAGCAAGGTATCTTTTGTACAACCAACAGGCGGCACTTTACAGCCATCTGTTCGAAGTAGAAAGGTTTGTCTTTGTTGTGGTCGAGAAGAGTTGGCCCTACGAGATTGGTATCTTTGAGTGCAGCCAAGAGTTTATGGACTCCGGATACCAAGAACTAAACAGAAGCATCAAACTCTATGAAGACCTATTCATAGATGGAAACTATACGAGCAACTATGCAAGGAGCTTTACACTATAAAGTAGTAGAAGTAGTTTCTAACTACACAGATGTTCCTATGGACTTGATTATGAGTCCAAAGAAGAACAAAGGGATTACCAGAGCGAAGCGACTGGTTGTGAACTTACTTAAGCAGATAGGATACGGAGCAACTGAGGTTGGTCTTATCCTAAACATCGACCGCAAGAGTGTCTACGACTACGAGCGTAGCCACGAAGATTGGTTGGATGAGGACAAGTCCTACGAGCGTGCGTACTTTGCTTGCTACTCAGCAATCGAAGACCTGAACGGAGGACAGAACTTGAATGATGATGTGGAAAAACTCAAAATCAAGGTGCGTAGATTAGAGGATATGTACGAGCATATCAAACAATTAATTTTATCTTAATTTTTCTGAAAATGGCTGAACAAACTGCTACTTTCATTGGTAAGACCAAGGTGGTCAAAACCAAATTTGGTGAAATCGTTAAAATCGCCTTTGGCCCTAAGGACTTCGAGAAACTCGATGGACTGAAGAACGAAAGCGGTTGGGTTAACCTTGAGCTTATGTCTAAGCGTGACGGCGAGAAGTACCTGAAGGTACAGGAAGCCTACACCCCGAAGGCTAAGCCCGTAAACGGAGGGTCAGACGACTTCCCTTTCTGATTGTCGTAATTTGCTATTGTATGAGAGGGGGCTATGCCCCCTTTTTCATCCTCTTTATTATGGACAACAACTTTAAATTTCTGTACTGGGATGACCTTGGTGATAGTCAGCACCACGTTGACAACCAAAAGACTGCTTGCTCGAATCACAATCGGCAACTTGAAGAGGACTTGCTCGAGGAGCGTTTGAAGAACGCTGAGTGGGCTGAGATGGAGGAAGAGTTAAACAAACGAATGGACATTATCGGACAAAATGGAAATACTGGAGAACACTATGAAGACACGAATGATGACATTAACTGAGGAGCGAGAGCAGTTTATGCGCATTGCTATGGCTAAACTGAGGCCGGACTACAAGTTCTATCCTCAACGTATCGCTGTTGCCGCTTCGATGTACCGTAGGTGGCTTGAGCGTTCGGTTTATGGTGATAAAAACAAAACAAATAACAAATCATAAACTGACAAAATCAAAAGCAATGATGGTAAATTGCTGCATTGCAGGAAGATGTGTCATTTAATGATGCACAAAGAAATCAAATAACCACCAAAGAGAACTGAAGACCCCGATGCAGCAACATATGGAATGGTTGCACAAAAAGTATATATCGCATCTTCAAGATGAAGAAACAGGATTAGCTCTTGAGGTATGGTATTGCTTAAAAAATGCTGAACAAATGCTTCAGAAAGAGAAAGAGGCAATTATGGATGCCTACGAATATGGATTTAGTGATGCCAAAAGTAATCACGACCATAACAAACTAATACTACAACGAAACCTTTAACACCATATTGTTGAACCCAACGAAATGGTCTGAATCCTTTAACACAAAAGAGAAATGAAGAGAACCAGCAGCACATTTAAAGATGTCGTTGAACTCAACGGCAATTGGTACACCTTGCATCTAACAATCAATGAAGATACTGGCGAGGTGATTGATTCTGAAACTTGGGTAGAATAACCTTTAACACCTAATAGAAATGAGAACTCCGCCCGCTTATGGCGCATTAGGTTTCAGCAAGCGGCAAGCTACCGCCCTGATTAACGGAGTCTTTTTTCTATTATACCCTATCGTGTATAAAATATGCCAATAACTATACACTTATACCCTATCGTGTATAGTTTTCTCAAGTTATTTTACACTTTAAATCAATTTCACTTTACACTTTATGAAAACAGCAGACCAGTTAATTCAAGATGTAGAACTATGGGCAGACCAACGAGGTCTACTCGTACCGGAAAACCGACCGCGGCAGATGCTCAAGGTTATGGAAGAAGTTGGAGAGACATCAGCAGCACTTGCTCGAGGCAATCGCCGAGAGCTTAAGGACGGCATAGGTGATTCTATCGTGACCCTTATTATCTTAGCAGCGCAGTCAGGCTTCACCGCAACGGAGTGCCTTGAGGCAGCCTACAACGAGATTAAAGACCGCAAGGGTAAGACGGTTGATGGTGTCTTCGTTAAAGAAATGAAATGAAGCCGTTCAACATTACCTACTACGAGAGGGAGCGGGAGATTCTTCTCGAAGCTATGGCGTATCACGAACACCTTATGCGCCGTATCTACACACGACTATTAGAACTTGATAAAAACATTAAAGATGCAACAGGAACTACAGATGATTTACTTGTACCGAGTTCAATTGGCTTGGAAGGTGACCTCGGGGAAGTCGTATGTGAACCACTACAAGGGGACTAAAGACCGACCATACGAGTTTGTGTCTCGAGCAAAGAGCATCGAGGACATCAACAGAAATCCCGAAATCATCTACCAGATGATGCTCCAGCACGGACTCACTGGTAAGAAGGTCAAGGAATTTCACGTTAAAGAGTGCTTCGAGCAGAAGCCTATTTCGCATTCATTCACACACAAAGAAGAAGACTACAACAAAGAATTTGGACAATGAGAGAATTTATTTTCGATGTCGAAAAAGTTCGCGAGCAACTTTTCGAACTCCGTAACGATGGTATGAAAAAGGGTGAGTGGGTTGGATTCCACTCGCTCTTCGATAAGTATTCCGTGAAGCGCGGTAGCACCACCTACATCTACGCAGGCGCACACCAAGGCAAGTCCCAGTTCGCCTTTGAGATTATGATGAACCTCGCGGAGTATTCCGGATGGAAGTGGGCCGTCTACTCTCCAGAGACCGGAAGCCCTGTTGATGTGTTTGCAGAACTCGCTTGGGTTTACCTGCGCAAGCCGTTCCTACTCAATGACAAGCTCACCGCATCCGATGAAGAAGCTCAGCGTGCTATTGAATTCATCACTAAGCACTTCTACATCATCGACTCCGGACTGCAAGACCTCACCATCGAGGGCTTCTACACCGCTGTGGCTGACATCGAGGCTCGGTACGACATCAAGATTGACGGATGCTCGGTAGACCCATTCACCGAAATCAAGACCGATGTTTCTACAGGTATGCGTGAAGACATCGCCATCGGGCAGATTCTTACTCGTGTGCGCAAGCATAGCGCAGAGCGCGACTACCACACCATTGTCACCGTACACACCAAGCACCAACAGGTGAAGTACAAAGACGGAATCCCCTACGTTGATGTTCCTACGATGAACGATATCGCTGGCGGTATGCAGTGGTCTCGCAAGGGTATGATGGTCATTAATATATGGCGCTGCCCATACGGATTGTCTGACAGCAACGGCATCCCTTACGAGCCGAATCAGGTGAAGATTTCAGTGGTAAAGGCAAAGCCCAAGGCCGTAGGTAAACTCGGATGGGTTTATATGTACTACGACCGCCTCACCAATCGATACTACGAGGTTAACGAATTCGATGGAAGCCGTGTCTACGCCCAACCTCTCGTTAGTTAAGGAGTATAAGCGGAGTTGGGGCAATGCTATTTGCCTCTTCTTCCAGCTCAACGTAGAACAGATTACTTCTGCTAATCTGGATGAGCAATTAAACCTGATTTTGAATGGTCAGGTATACAAATTTGATGTTTCTGAGTATACAGGACACTCAGAAAAATACGTCTTTTTTAATCCTGTAAGTGGTCGCTTACTCGTTGAATCAAATGGTAAGCAAAAAATATATAAATTTGAGGTATCTTTGTTTGATGAAAATGAAAAGCTCTGAAGAAAAAATTACCGAGGTTGCAAACGCTGTTCGTGATTTGCTGATTTCTAAGAATCGTGCGTATGGGGATTCTGCCCTTAACCCTGTCGCAATCTTCGGCAATGCAGACCCAATCATTTCTTTAACCGCAAGGATTGATGATAAGCTTATGCGTATCAAAAATCGGGGCATTAATGTTGACACAGAGGATACGGTGTCCGACCTAATTGGATACCTGATTCTTCTGAAGATTGCCTTAAATGATGCTAATCAGAAATGAGCGAGAGCTTTTTAACTATCTAAAGGAAACGCATATCTCCGACCTGGAGACCTGTCGCGATGAGTTCAGCTTCTACGACTGCTATTCCGTAGACACCAAGTCAGACATCGAGCTTAAGTGCCGCAAGACGCACTACGATGAACTCCTGATTGAAAAATCAAAATACGATAATCTGCTCTCGAGGGCGATAGAGTTCCGTACAACACCATTGTACATCAACTCTACGCCCTTTGGCGTTTATGTGTTCAACCTCACAGAACTACCAGTTCCTATGTGGGAAGAACGTCGTATGCCAAAGACAACCGAGTTCGCCAACCGGGAAAAGATTATTAAGGTCGTTGGATACCTGAACATCCGTGACTCGCAAGTTTTAGAAAATTGGAAGAAATAACGTTAACCCTGCCCAAGCCACCAAGCCTGAATAAGATTTACGCTGGTGTACACTGGGCAACTAGACTTAAGTACAAAAATGATTACAAAACAGCAATTAAGGAACAGCTTGCTCTTTTTGATAAGTTTACCTGCGAAAGCTATAGTTTGGATATTAGCTACAATAGCCGTCTTGATATTGATAACGGCATTCTTGTTTCAAAGTTTTTATCTGATTGCCTTGTCCAAGAGGGGTATGTTGCGGATGACACTCCAACGTACTTTAAATCGGTTAAAATACAATTCGAAGGAAGTCTTCCAAAGAATACTTACCTCGTTAGAATCAAACTAAAAGGATACAAATTAAATGGCTGCTAAGTATTATACTGACCCAGAAACAAAAGAAGTCATCGACCAGAAGTTGATGCAGATGGCTTCGCTGTTTGCAAATACAGGACAAGACTCAACCCTCAAGGAAATCAAGGAAGCGTACAGGAAAGAGTGGAAACTAATGGATGAAATTGCTGAAATCGACCCTGAGTTCGGCAAGATTATCCGCCCTTACGCTGACAAAGAATGGACGACTCTTACGAAATCCTAAGCCAAGCAGAGGCTGACTTCCTTATTGACCTTTACGAGCGCATCCGCACTCGTGTCGTTAACCGCATTCCGGTGACAGTCATTGGCATCGCAAGGGAGATGAAGATTAAACCTTCGGAACTCGCAGACTACCTGCCCGAGATTCTGCTAATGCTTAACTCCCTCGAGGATGAGATACGACAAGGAAGAGATAGAGATTGAAGCTATCAAATCCGTAGAGCAAGGTCGTATAACAGAATCGTTAGGTCGTTTCATTTTAGACCGAGCTGGAGAGATAGCAAATTCTTCGTTTAGAGCGCCTGAAAACCCTGAGTTGATACAGGTACTCATCGACGACGGAGTTATGCGCTGTTGCGAGAAGTTTTTGCACTATTACAGGCCAAACGAGAGCGCAGCGAACCTAATCATCTCGATGATATTCTCCGCGATGTACAATAAGATGACATCCCTCAAATGGAGCGACATCTACGGACAAAAGATTTCCGGCAAGGTGCGAATCGTAGAGGACGGCAACGTCGTTATGAAGTACCTTCGCTATACTAAAGATGATAACGTAAGTAAAGACCTATGACACTATATGATACCTGGCTAATTGTTGTAGCCACTGGATTGATGTACGCTTATCTGTACATTTTTGAGCCGTTCGTTCGGTTCATTGACAACAACCTAAACTTCAAGCCCTTTAACTGCGTTCTCTGCACCACCTTTTGGGGCGCTGTTATGTTTGATTTAATTCTGGGGATTGATGTGATTTACGCAGCATTCTCCGCACTTATTGCAGAATTTGTCTATCGCAAGTTGGTAGATTAATAGTATGGAACAAGTTGTTTGGGTTAGTAGTTGCACTTGCCACGGAGACAAGTGTTCCTGTCACTATTTGTATAACGATAAAGAAAACGAAGATGCCGATTCCGACACCTCTGGAGAATGAAAATAAACGGGCCTACGCTGAACGCTGTATGGGCGATTCAGAAATGGTAAAAGACTATCCAACCACAGCACAGCGATACGCAGTCTGTATGGTACAATGGAAAGACAGCATCAAGGGGAAATAGAAAAGGGGGCGCAAGCCCCCTTCTCATTCACACAAATAATCCAAAAACTACTTAGTCAACTTAACCAACCAAATAACTAATAGTCCTGTAAAGATAATCAAGAAAAGAATACTAAGCGACTTTACGCTCTTATTAAATTCATTTTCTTTTTTATCCTCTTTTGCAACGATTTTAATCGTTTCAATAGTTACGGTATCTGGTGGGCAAATTGCCCGAACATAAACAAGGCTATCCTCGTACTTTATGTCGAGCTTTACCCTGTCCTGATATATTACCGTGTCCTTCAGTATCGTTAGAGTGTCTGTCAGCTTTCGCTCTTTGGTCACAATTACTGTGTCCCTGACAATCACACTCTCTGGGATAAGTTGTGCAGTAGTTCGGCATCCGTTAAGACCCGCAAGAAGTACACTCGTCAGGATTATCGATATTGCAGGTAGGTTGAGGAGCTTCTTCAAGTTCATTTAGCCAGTTGTCAAAGTTATTATCGCTCATAAAGGTACATATTTAGTTTTACCGTTTGACTTAATTGCCTTTAGTTTTTGCTTGCGGTTGTTGCCCTTGCGGTAGCTAACGTGAACCCAAGCGGGGTTTCCATTCTTATCTGGGAACTCAGAAATGATTTGGTCGAACTCTACGTTCGCAATAATCCAATCCAACAAACGCTTCTGTCCTCCGCTCATCATAAGGTCAGCAGCCTCACCTTTGGTGTGTTGGCTGGAAGCAGCCCCACCAATCTTAGCGTTTACTTCCGGAGCACGGAATCCGCTGGTGATTCGAATTGGTCCAAGAGCCTCACGAGCTGGCTGCAATACGTTAATGACAAGCTGCCTTAAGTTCTCTATCTGCTCTTCGTTTGGCGTATTGTCCAAACCAGTGGAGGTGCGGATAAGCTCCTCGAGTGAGAAGTGTTCTGATAGCTGCATAAGTAAATAATTATTTACCTTGCCCACGATAGGGCTTGGAGTAGTTCTTACTGGCTTTGTTGTCTGAGGCAGACTTGCTGTGCTTACCTCGTTTTTTGCTTTTGCTAACGTATTGGTTAGCCGTTTGAGCCTTCAGTTTTGTCGCCATCTTTACCGTCCTTAAGGAATAAAACTGAGAATCCGCCAATCATAAAAACCGACACCTCCGTAAGCGTAGCCTTCTCTAAAAAGACCATCACAAAACAGAGCATAATGATAATAAGACCAAGCAAAGTGGTCTTTGGGTTTTTGAAGATTCGCTCAATCATCGTCCTGACTTGATATCACGATGCCAACGCCAGATGGTGTATGACAATGATGCTACGAGGACGACTACGCCCAAGATGGCGTGTAACTGAGCAAGCAAAACACCACCCGCCGTAAGGCTCCAAGTGGTAGCAATTGCTTCTGTGGAATCTGCTTTCACAATCGGTTGTTCTTTAGGTAATCTACAAAAAAAAGAAAGCCCCGAAGGGCTTTCAAGAGTAGCAAAGGAAGCGTGGAAAAACTACTCGGCAACTTGTTCACTCACAGTAAACTCACCCGTTTCGAGGTTAAGAGTTCCGTGACCGTGTTCTTTAGCAAGTTCGTTCATAAGTCCCTGAATCTCATCTCCAGAATTCCGAAGTTCCTCAACGAGTTGAGATTGGCGAGTTTTCAGGTCTTGTTCTGAGACATACAAAGCACCAAGTTCCATTTGGATTTGCTGCTGCTTGCCTCGGATTTCACGAGCCTTGCTAAGTTGTTCTTCTGATACTTGAATCATAACTAGTTACATTAATGTGGTACTAATATACGAATATATTAGCAATCTACCGCATCTTCGTATCCGCTTTGACTTTTTAGATGAGCATAAGCTTGAGCAAGAAGGTCATCTTCCGTCATCGTAGGCTCAAAGTTGTAGCTAGAACGGTAGATAGGCTCTGCGTGGTCTTCGCGGGTCTGCTCAGAAGCGTAGGTTGCTACCTCAAAGTAGCAATGGTTTTTCTTAACGTACACTTCGGTAGGAGGTACAGCTACAGGAGGAATCGGATTTTCATCTTCATCGTACTGAAGCTCTCCTGCCGGAACGTAGGTGTAAGACTTCTGGTCGGTAGACTCGTATGTGAGACGTACCACTTTGTGATAAGCATCGGTAAACGTAATTCCGAACTTGTCAACGGTTGCTTTAACTGCCATAATTTAAACTAATTAGTTATACAAATATACAATTTACTTTGATTCGAGAAACTCAATACGAGCCTTAAGGTCGTTGATTATTGTTTGTTGCTCT